TGTAAAATATAATTGTGTATAAATATTATAATGTGTATAAATGTGCGTTTGTAAAAAAAATATTTTTTAATATATAGTATAAATAAGTTATTAATATACATATTATAGTTAATGAGCGTTGGTTTAGAATTAGCAAAATTTGACATGAGGTCAATTAGTTTTAGACCTGATGAGAATAAAGGCCCTGTTATTGTTTTAATTGGACGACGTGATACGGGTAAAAGTTTTTTAGTAAAAGATTTGATGTATTATCATCAAGATATTCCAATTGGAACGGTTATCTCAGGAACAGAGGCGGGGAATGGTTTTTTCGGAGAGCATGTTCCTAAATTATTTATACACGATGCATACAACACGGCAATTATAGAAAATATATTAAAGCGGCAAAAGGCTGTATTAAAGCAGATGAAAAAAGAGATTGAATCATATAAGAGAAGCAATATTGATCCCCGAACATTTGTGGTATTGGATGACTGTCTCTTTGATAATAAATGGACTAAAGATGTAATGATGCGATTGCTTTTTATGAATGGTCGTCATTGGAAGATCATGTTGGTAATTACGATGCAGTATCCGCTGGGTATTCCGCCCAACTTGCGAACAAATATTGACTATGTTTTTATTTTACGTGAACCGTATATTGGTAATCGTAAAAGAATTTATGAAAATTACGCGGGTATGTTTCCAACATTTGAAAGTTTTTGTCAAGTTATGGATCAGTGCACTGAAAATTTTGAATGCTTGGTAATTAATAATAATGCAAAATCAAATAAATTACATGACCAAATCTTCTGGTATAAGGCACAAACACATGGACCATTTAAACTGGGTGCAAAAGAATTCTGGGAGATGTCCAAGGATATTCAATCGGATGATGATGAAGAACAGTATGACCCTGCAAATATTAAACGCAAAGGTCAGGGACCGAAAATCAAAGTGAATAAAAATAAATGGTAATAATTTTTATATGAAATTAAATTTAAAATAATAAATAATAATTTTTATTACTTTAAAACATAGAAAAGAACGAATTCACAATAGTATCTTTTGTATTATCTGATAGTTTACTTGAATTATCTTTGTTGTATTCATTAACAACTCCGAGACATATATTTGGAATATTTAAATAGTTAGAAAGTAATATTGTAATATAAATACTTTCTGATCCAAATATTAATTTATTACTTTTAATATTTTCTATTTGATTTTTACTTTCCTTATTTTGGAATGGATCATTTATCTTAACTGAATCATAATCATTTATTGTTACTGTATCTTTTATAAAATATTTTGTTTTTTTATACAGGTTATTCGTTTCAATATAGTTTGGCAGCGCTTTATCATATTTATAATTTTTAAAATTATTGTTTATAATAGCAGATGATGTTTGAATAATGCTTGCTGGTTTTAAATAGTTACTATATATTAGAGAAATATCGATAATACATGATGGTTTTAATTCGGCAATAACATCTTTTAGCTTTTCGAATATTTTTTTCTTATTTTTATATTTATAAAAACTATTTCGGGACATAAAATAATAGTTATCATCATAATTATAAATAACCCCATTTAATAATTTTATTTTTTTTGTATAGTCTTTTAAGCTTTCAAATATAAATCGAAACCTACTTTCAATTAATAAATTGTCTATAATTATAAACATATTTTTTATATTTATTGATATATCAACACCTTCAAAGTCTCGAAAAAAAGGTTTATGATTTTGTATTAAGTCCAATATCCACATATTTTCTGATAATTTTGCAGGTTTATGGGTAAAAATACTATTTATCCAATAATAATCTTTCCCATCTATCCTAGAAGGAGACATTGTAACGATAGCATCACTGCCTAAAATATCTACAGCATATTTTATATTATTTATTTTTAGCTGAACATATGTATGTATAGTTTTTCCAGTATCGTTTTCGAAATAATAATGGTACCCATTTGGTGTTTTTTCAGATACTGTATCTTTTGGGATTTTGTCAATTAAAAAATTCGCACTTTCAACACCATCTTTGGTGTCGATATCTAATACGATATGGTCTTTAGGGAAAAATCCGATTACATTTTTATTTTTAAATTCGCTTTTTATATTTTCCTTTTTGAGTTTTATTTTTTTTATAAGGTATTTTTTTTTTATCTCTTCAAAGTATAAAACTTTGTAATTTTTAACATTTAACCCCATCTCCTGTAATTTATAAAAATCAGTTTTTAACCGATACAAATATAATGCATTTGATATTGCTCTATATAATAGATATAAGCATATAATAAGAGCTGCAAGAATGAATAGTAAATAAACTAAACGAATAAATACGTTATCGGAATTAAAAGATTTAAAATAATTACTTGTTACATATTGTTTTACTTTTTTATTCATACCAATTAAAAAGCAAATATTATATATTAGTGACATATAATATTTAACATATAATATTTAATATTTAACATTTAACATTTAACATATAGTATCGCATATTTAACTATGCGAAATTAATTATTAAAATGTGTAAGTTTTGACAATCCATGGTCACTATTCTTATCGAGAACCACATTTTCCGCATCAAACATGCTCTTCTTAATATCGTCAATTGTTGCATTCTCATCCAGACCATCAAAATTTGCAACATTTGAAATACCAACCAGCTCACCGTCGGCGTTAATTGTTTGAGTAAGTTTATTACCAGACTCTTCGGCTTTCTTCATGTTCTCTTCAATTGCCTTTTGTCTAGCTTCGCGCACACGTTTCTCAAAATCTTGTTTTGCGATATCTTCATTCTTCTTTTTATCTGACATGAGCTGATTAAGTGTCTCTTCCATATACTCGACGCGTCCTGTCTTATATGCCTCAGGGTGGAACGGAACCCACATACCAACTTGTCCTACATAAATATCATGATTGGGATCGACCTCGCGTAATAATTTACAACGAAGTTCTGCTTCACCTTGTGTAGCAAAAACACCGCGAACTTTAATACCGCGCGTAGATGTCTGAAATTCATGCTTCTCTCCAAATTTCTGTTCAAGTTCCTCTTCGTTATTGTCCAAAAATGTTTTATAGTCATCGCTAATTAGGGTTGCTGATGTAGAACGAATAGTTTCGCCCTCTTCCTTTGTAAATTCCTTAAAATCATCGGTCAATTTATCAAAAGAAAGAGAATATTTAAAAGATACAAAGTTAAGAAATTGTGTAAATTTTTCCATAGATTTTTTATAATCCCACTGCTTAACAAACTGCTCAAATAAAAATTGTTCCTTTTGTTTAATAATGTGTTCTGGTGAAACAAACGACAAACATACAAATTTTTGACCAGCAATTGGTTTATCTTCCTCTAAAAGATCGGCATATTTAGGATTTTCATTTCCATTGGGTAAATATTTAGGAGTAACTCCTTTTGGTAAACTATTTGGTTGAGACATTATAATATATATTTAAGTAATTATTTTAAGTTAGTTTAATCATTTATTAATTTATGTCTGTTTTACATTTTTTATATTTAATAATAAATCTAAATATATCGAATATTACATAATATTTTTTTCTACATTATATTTATAATGTACGGAACACTTGATTTTAGTGAGCTTTTTAAGCGCTTTATTAAGTATATTATCGAAGGTCTTTGCGTCGCGATAGTTGCTTACTCTATACCATCTCGATCTCTTAAACTGGACGAAATTGCATTGATCTCTCTTGTAGCTGCCGCCACCTTCGCTATTCTCGATGTTTATGTCCCCACTTTAGCCGTTTCTGCTAGAACAGGTGCTGGCTTTGGTATTGGTGCCAACCTTGTTGGTTTCCCCACCCCTCTTAGACTTTAAATTTTAAGTTAAGAGGTTGTTAATATAATTTTCATATTTACTATTTACTACTTACTATTTAAATAGCAAATAATTATTACTTACTTGTATAAAATATTATTCTGTCTTTAGTATAATAATGCCCAGGAGTAGGAGTAGGAGTAGGAGTAGGAGTGATAGAGATGATACTAGTAGTAGTAGTAGTAGTAGTTCGATTATAACTCCAGAACAAAAGGTAAAATTGGCACAAATATTTATAATAAAATTACATCCAGATACAAAAGATGTTATAAGTGCTGCACCATGGGATGGAAGAGAACCAGGGACAGGTGATATTTTACTTGCATATGGCGTTAAAATATCCAACAATACATATGACGCTTATATTCCTATTGATGGGCTGGTAGGTAAACAGTTGGCTAGATTGGAACAACATAAAAGTAGTATTAGAACGGCATCACCGCAAAGAGATTTTGTGCATATGCTCGGTCAACACCCAAGTGGGGACTCTTTCTCTTATTTACATGGAAATACGACTAGTAGAAAATTTCCACCTTTTGATACCCCAAATCGTTTATTTGGATATAATGAAAGTTTAGGACCCTTACTATTAGGTAGTGTAATGAAAAAACAATCAAGGCACGGATGGCGCAGAGACGATTATAAAATTTATGTATTAACAGAACGTGCTACTGGAGTTGAAGGCTGCACTTCTTCATGTTGGTATCTAGTAAACGGGTCTGATACTCCCGATATAAATAGTCCATATATAAAAGAAGTAAATAAATTGCAATTATCACCCGTTCCAGGTAGTCTCCAAGAAAAATATTGCATTCTTGATAGATTTCTAGTTGGTGATGCATGTAGTTATTGTTTTAATAGAGAGATTCGTGGTCATCCTGGTAGACGTAAATTCGGCGAACCTCGTAAACCCAATAGTGTTGGTGGCGGCAAAAGCCATCGAAAATTAAAACGAAGATTTAAAAGAAAAACAATAAAACGAAGATTTAAAAAGAGATAAAGATAAAGACAAAATAGATAAAATAATATGTTGTCCGTAATACAATATTTATAATAAAAAATATTGTATTATTTATATAGTATACTTAACACATGCTGATAACATTAAATAAATTATATTTAAATTTAAACTCTATTCAGTTTATATTTGTATTTCTTCTTTTTATATGCTTACTTATTAGTTTTTACATCATGGTTATTACATTATTTTCAAAAGATAATACACATAATCGTATATTTTCAGTATGGCAATTTCCTATGCTATTTGCTATTTTTTTTGATACTATTTATCACACTGGAAGATTAAAAAAATATGTTTGCTAACATGTTAATATCACTGCGTTGGAATAAAAACCCAGTTTAATTCTTCGCAAATTTTCTTCCATATATCATCTTGTTCGATCCTCTTTTCTTTATCTTTCAACATTGGAAAATAAGAAAGAAATTCACCTTTCTCAAGAAGTTCACACAGTTTATAAACCGTGTAATAATAATTCAAAAAATTTACACGATCATCAGGACAAAATTTAGCATAAGGGCCTTGTATTTCCATAAAAAGATTACACAAAGTCTCTTCTAACTCTGGTGTCATAATTGGTGGTTTAATACCTAATTTGTCTTTAATAAAGGGAATATGCTCGTAGTATTTATTATATCCTAATTTTTTGAGAACTTCTTTTGCTTTTGAATTTGTAAATTTAGAAAGAGGTATACGTTCTTTATTAAGTTGTTGCTTGATATTTTCGAGAACTTCTTCGGGGATTTGTGTAGTTTCTTTTGCTTGAAACTGGGCAAGTATTTCTTTAAAATGGTTAATTCTTTTATATGCATAAAAGCAAGCTTCTTTGGGTGGTTCTTTATAGGACGGCTTCTCGTTCTCGATAAGGTAGGTAACTTGTTTTGCACATACATTACAAACCATTATTCCCTCATGTTCTACAGGAATCATTTCTCCTTTATTACATGACTGACATATATCTGTAGCGTAAATATAATCATTTATATTAATAAAAGTTTGATCAAGGTTTGTAAAAAACTTTTGAACATTATTATCATTTACGCGGTTTAATTCATTTTCATCAAACGTTTTATCATTTACTTTAAAAAAAGAATTAAGAATGGTTGTTTTATTTGTTCCGTTAGTTATTTCTTTTTTATTTTCAAAATAGTCAAAAATAAATCTACTGTTATTCAAGTAATAATCTTTTATTTTTTTTTTATTTTTATGAATATCTTCTTTTATATCATATAAAGAGTCTTGTAGTTCTATTTTTTCATTCACATCTAATGTGATATTTGTGTTGTTTAATTTTTTCATTATTTCATTTTTTTTACGAATTAACACAGGCAAAACATCATTATTAATTAAATTAAACTCAGACTGTAATTCGCGATGAACGCTATCCAAAGTCATAATTCTTTTTTTGTCTACAAGAATTTTTTTATTTGTTTTGTGTTTAAAGGACGGCATCTATATATCTATATATATCTATTATATTGTTATAAGTATAAGTTTTTTAATATATAATAATTATTAATTATATCTATTTTAGTATTTTGGTTATTTTAAATTATATATATATTTATATATTTACAAATGTATAATAATACACAAGTTAGTCAAAGTAGTGAATTAAATTCAAATTATATAAAAAAAGATAACAATGGTAACAATGGCAACAATGGTAACAGTGGCAACAATGGCAATAATGGTAACAATGGCAACAATGGTAACAATGGCAATAATGGTAACAATGGCAATAATGGCAACAATGGCAACAATGGATCATTAATAAAATTAATAAGAAAATTCTTGGATACTAAAACAGAAACCGTGTTGACATTTGCAGCGGCTGTAGCTATTGCAACAGCTTTTAAAGATTTAATTTTAAGTATGATAACTAATATTGTTCATCCTTTACTTATAAAATTAATATTACTTACCAAGATAAACAAGTATGCAGATATTACTTCATTAAATACATCACAGGATATAATATCTAACTTGTCGCAGTTTATAATAAATATTTTTAGTTTTGTATTTATTTTAGTAATAACATACTATTTATTTCAAGTAATAATTAAATCTAGTTAATTTTATTTTTAGTATTTTTATTATATTTTTTATAATATAATATAAAAATGGATGAACAGAACCGTCAATTAAAGACGGGAGATCTTCTTCTATGTGACGATCTTGAGTATAGTTCGTGGGGATTACTTAGTTGGGTTATAAAGTTTATGACAAAAAGTGATTTTTCTCATGTTGGTATGATTGTAGTTGATCCCGAGTTTACAGATATTTCATTAAAGGGAACATTTGTTTGGACATCGGGTATTTCTGATGTTCCAGATCCAGAAGATAAAACAAAGAAATTTGGCGTTCAGTTTATTCCATACGATCATTTTATTAAAACGTATGGTGGGAAAATATATGTTCGCAGAATTGAGTTTGAAAACACGGAAAAGTATAATAAGATATTTAATTTTGAAAAATTAAAAGAAATACATAAAGTTGTATATGATAAACCGTATGATATAGTTGTTACAGATTGGATAGAAGCATACTGCAAAAAAGATCCGAATCCTCAAAAAACATCTAGATTTTTTTGTAGTGCTTTTATTGGATATATTTATACAAAGTTAAACCTATTTGACGAGGGATTAGACTGGAGCATTCTTTATCCTAGTTATTTTTCTAGTGAAAATAAAACATTTTCGTTACTTCATAACGCAACTCTTTCAAAAGAGCATCAAGTTGCAGGTTAGTTTTATATAAACAGTATGTATTACTAAAAACATAGTATATTGCAAGATATATAAAATATAAAATACTAATATTATGAATAATGTTAGGATTTTATTAATGTTTTCTCTATAAAAATAAAATAATGTTATCAGATACTTTAGACGTATATACTACGATTGGTAAAACGAATAGTGTAGAAAAAGAAGTACACAGTGATACATCTAAGTCTAAACAAAATTCTAATTTTTTAAAAACGAATATAAACATCGAGTCATTGGACATTGCGAATATTAAGAGAGAGACATACTATAAAATGAAATTTATTATCAATTCTTTAGAGAAAAATTGGGCAATAAAGAAAAGAAAAAATATTTTTTATTTAAAAAATTTAGAAGACTCGACTACAGAAATTATAACTGAAGATTATTTAAACAAGCGAGTTATCAATAAAATTTACA